GTCATAATCTTCAATGAATGTATGTCTCGGTGTATTTTTTATGAATGTTAAGAAATGTGATTTATTACTCAGATGTTCTTTTTGTATCTCAACACTATTTACATCATTAATCACACTCTTCAGCACATACGATTTACCAACACCCAGGCTCCCGCATATAAATACATTCTTACCATCTCTAATATGCTTCTTTAGTGTTTCAATTTGTTGTGTGTGAATTGTTGTGACAAATGAATTCTCTTTTTTTTGTTCGGTAATTTTAATGAAGGAATCCATTGATGACCTTACTAATCAAGCCATAGATTTGGTGCTTGAAAATGACGCACTACATGAACGTATCGTAAAACCTTTAAGAAGGAAAATTTTACCATATGTTGCTTGCACTGTTTTAACTAATGTTGCAATGTTTATTCTTCTGATCTACCTTGCTCGACGTCTGTCGGTTCTTCAGAGACCACTGATTTAAGTTCTTCCTCCTCATCTAGTTCAGACTGCATCTCTTCAAGGATCTTTGTTCTCTCATTGTATTCGTCTTTTGACTTTATGAGATCTCCAATTCCACCAAGAGGACCTTGTTTTGTTACTTCACCTACAACACTTGAACCTCTTCTTGATGGAATATTTGTGAAACCTGGCAATCTCAACTTTGGAATTGCTCTGACATCTAGGATCTCTGGCTTGGTGAAGATATTGTCAAGTGGGTATTCCTTTTCAAACTCTACCAAAATAACCGCAGGGACTGTTGGTGATTGCTCAATGAGACGATCATATTCAGTCTTACAGTTATTCACAAAGTCCAAACCATCTTGATTACGCTCTTCACGGGCTAAGGCTAAGGTAAGTCTAATATTTCTAGAGAGGAGACCATATGAGAGAGCCGCCGCCTTGTGGTTCTCCATCAACTCATTGATCTTCAAGAATTGCATAATTGTCGCAATAAGACCAGCAATAAGGTTGAGACCACCGATCACAGATGGAACCATACCTCTCACAGATTCTGGAAATTGTTCTTGAGCAAAGTTAGCGGTACCAGTCAAAGTTGATAGCACAATGACAGGCAAAGTAAAACGCATACTCAATTTTTTGTACATAAGGAACGCCCTGTGATGCATGTATCTGTAGCACCCAGACGCCTCGCCCCACTGTCTCAATATACTTTCGTGTTGTTCGTTCCAACTGTCTCGTCGGTGTTCGAGCTCTTTTTGTTTGATCATCTGGTCGTCAAAAATTTCTTCGCTCATTTTATAATAGATGAACATAATATTCTGGATTCATCTGGTTTTTCTCATTGCCATTCTTGTGGTTCCTTTCACAAATGACGTGAGAAACTTGGAGTTCTACTCCATACTTATTCCATTCTTGTTCTATCATTGGTCTGTTAATGATGACACGTGCGCTCTTACCCAAATGGAAATGTATGTTACGGGACAAAACAAGGAAGAAACTTTTATGCACAGAGTGGTTAGTCCAATCTACAAGATGGAAGATAATGAAGTAAATAACCTTACAAAAACGGTATTTTTTATGCTTTGGGCTTTAGTTCAATATCGACTTGGGCGCTTTGACATGTTCATTGACGACCTAAGATTGATGATGTCGGGTAAAATTCCAAAGTAAAATGTCAAATTGGCGCGAAGAAGAATTGGAGAGACTCAAGAAAGAGTATGCCTTCTACAAGGGTACGGATATTAAGGATAAATTAACTGGTGGTCTAAGATCAAAAACTTTAAAATTGATCATAGACTATCATGAACGTATGCTCGGTATAAAGTTTTGGGGCGATGATATGTTAGAAATAATCCATGAACACAACAATCGCCGAACTCAAAGAAAAAATTCAAACCCTCGAACAATCGAAGGGGTATCATCATGAAAGATATCTTGGTAATCTTAGCGCCATTGATGAAAAAATTGATAGAATTGAAAAACAAATTGAGCGAACAAAGTCACAAGTCAAGAAAGAGTTACTTAAGAGACACATCGATTGGCTCGAAGAAGAAATTGTCAAGATGGATGAAGCAATTGAAGTTATTACGACAAGTATTGATTCCGATATTGAGAAGATGCAACAATTGATAATTTCATTCGAAGAGAAGAAAGAAAAGGAAAAAAAATCATTTGAGTACAATATTGAAAATATTAGAAAGTGCTGCAAAAATAGAAGCGCTGCTACGTTGTTTGACGCGCTAGAATCTGTTGCAAACGCACTTGAAATTATTAGAGTCGAGGGGCGCCAAACCGAAAGCGATCAAAGAAATGCACAGACGTTCTAAAATTGTAATAGACTATCATACATAGTGCATCGGCTATATCATGTTTTCTCTCATAGGGTATCTCACCATCAATATATTTATCTGCGATGGATACCGTCCTCTCTTTGCGCTCCTCATAGTTTAGATGTCTCATACCAAAATGTGTATGCATGCTCACAGGTGAAACCAAGACGACTTTATCTTTGAACATGTAATGTAGAAGTACCTCAATATTTGTGAAACCTCCGGGTGGTTGTCTCTCTATAAGTATTACATCCGCGGACCCGAAAATGAATTGATGATCTTCTACAAATAAAGGAACCAGGTCTACAATGTCATTAGTTTTGATGTATTTGTAGTCTTCGAGGCTCACTTTCTTTATATACTCCACATTAATTTTAGGTCCCTTCCCACATTCAGCTAGAACTAGACCCATATTGTGATACCCAATATCTATGGCGAGTACCTTCATATCTTTATCTAAATAATAATCCTTAACTAATATAATGAAGATTAAGAACAAGACTAAAAATCAACTCTTATGGTCTACCGTTGTTGTACTTGCTCTTGTTTTGAGTTACATGTGGTTCAACCCCAAGGTTGTTGAAGTTCCAGTGGAGGTACCCGTGATGCCGGTGCCACCCCGTATTGAGATGGAGCGACGTGAGCCACAGCGCAGTCCAGAATTTAGAGAAGCCCCAATCAAACAGTATAAGCCCGGCTTCATGCAGCAGATGGGTATCCTTGTGGGTGGTGGAGAAACCCTTCCACTCTATGGAAAGGAGGTTAGGGGACGACGTGACCGCTACCACTATTACACCACAACCGGGGGTGAAAACCTGTATCCACTTCCAGTGTCCCATAACGCGCGCGATTGTATGGAAGATATTGGATGTGAAGAACTCTATGGGAATGAAACAGTCTCAGTAACTGGTAAGACTGGTTCATACACGGTGAATTTGTACAGAACGGATGACTTTTTTTAAGCTTATTCTTCTTTTGGTGTAAGTGCTTCGATACGCTTTTTGGTATCATTAGCAAGTGTTACAGATGATGAACAACTACACACACAACAGACAAGCATCATCATGAGAAATGGAGGACTTTTTATTGGTACTTTCATAAGAGATCTAGTTGTCATAAATGTCACCAAAGTACAACATATGAGAGATGCGAGTTGTGTGAGTTCCATTGGTCCACCGTCATTCGCCTTCTTGAAACCAAATATAGCTAATAAAGGATATATCAAAGGCAACATATTTACTATACATCAACAAAAATTATTTCGCAAACTCATGATCATATCAACCTCCCTTCCCTGAAGACCTGGATTTCTTGAGAGTCTTGCCTTGAGTCTCAAGAGTTCTAAAGTGGTGTCGTCATCCAAATTCTTAAAAAAGTCCCGTAATTCGTCTATACTTCGCAAACCTCTTGCGTCTTTCTCCGCTTGAACATAAGGCCAAGTCTGTCTTCGTAGAGCGGCAACTTCTTCCTCGAGTTGTCTAATTCTGGGTAAAAGAACTTGTGTGATTAAAGCCCGAGTTTCCATTTACTTAAAAATGTATGACATCTTTAAGGTATGCTTAGGTACGCAGCTCTTAATCATGAAATGCCTAAAGTTATAAGGGATGTCTATAGATCTGGTTCCAAAGTAATTTTGGATTATGCCAGAGAGAATTGCCACCCAGGTGACGCAAAGCATGTCTCAGAAGTTAACATGATGATGATGTCATCTTTTCCTGGATCAATGTTTGCCGTGAAAATGACCTCATTTGGATCTAGGACTTCTCCAAATTTTGCAGCATCCCACGTGAAGAAGATAGTTCAACACGCGATCAATAACCAATGTCAAATTTGTATAGACGCGGAAGATGTTATATACCCCAAGGAATCGTATGATATGATGTTACAATTTAATAGACATCAACCACACGTATTTAAAACATATCAGATGTACCGCATCACTGCACTCAAAGAACTTGAAGTTGATATTCACGCAGCAAGGCGCCATGATATTAAACTAGGTGTAAAACTTGTGAGAGGAGCTTATCTTGGTAAGCAAGATGGTCTCTTACCAAACAAGGACGCCGTGGATAAATCATTTAGACAAGGTCTTGATATGTCCCTGAGCGCGGGCCAAAATGTATATACACTTGTCGCGACCCACAATTCTGAAGATATTAAGTTTGCAAGAAACTGTTCTCACGACAGATACAAAATTGCACAACTTTTGGGTATAGGTGAAGACTTTCCAGATTACCGCTACGTACCATTTGGTAAATTAACTGAGATTGGTCCTTATTTATATAGAAGATTTATAGAACGTCTTAAATGGTCTTAAAGATTTTATATGTTTTTATATAAGTATGGACGATCTAACTAAAATAGGTATTAAATACAATACAGATAAAGCAACTTTTCATAATTATACAGGGTTTTATAATGAATATTTTAAAACTATGAGGAATGAAAAATTGACTATTTTAGAAATCGGAATATTAAATGGTAATTCTCTTTTGACATTACAAGAATATTTTCCAAATGCCGAGATCCACGCCATTGATATTGTACCCAAAAGTGTTAAAGAATATGGATCAAGAATACACACATATTTATGTAGCCAAGTGGATGAGGATAAACTTAATGAACTATTCTCTGACATGAAATTTGATATTATAGTAGATGATGGTTCGCATTTAACTCTTCATCAATTACAATCATTTGGATTTCTTTTCAAAAAACTAAAAAGTGGTGGATTGTATGTATGCGAAGACTTGCACACATCACTTCATAAAAATTATATAAATTCTACAACAATCCCACTTGATATTTTTAAGAATTATGACGGTAAAAAATTAGAAATAACTGAGATTAGTACTGAAGATAACGAATATATAAATGAGAACATCAAAGAAATAAATGTATACAAGCGTGACGTAAACGCATACATGTGTTATGCATGTAGTACAGTTTGTAACCACAAATATGAAAAGTGTAACTCATGTAACATAGACCTCTCACCAAAAAACTCAAGTTATACTTCAATTATAGTTAAGAAATAGATATAAAAATATCTTCCGATAGATATTTAATGGTGAGTACCCTCAAGAGATTTGGGTACTGGAGCCCACCCCCTCTACCACCGATGAGACGCAAATATGGTATTGTCGCGGCTTGTCGAAGCGACGAAATTAACTACGAAATGAAGAAGAGTGAAATCACTCGTGTTGCTCTTCAACAAATGTATGAAACACCTTCACTACACGAACCAAACCAAATCACTACAAGACAGATGCGTCTTAA